CCAAGATCAGCAATAAGAGCCTCAAGCTCCTTCAACTGCACTGTCAATTCATCTTGGTCAATCATAGGGGTACCCTCAAGCTCTTCCTCTGGCTCTTCGGCTCCCTCGCCCTCGGATCCCATCATGTCCGCTCCAGGCTCTTCAGGGGCAGTCTCAACCTCTTGTTTAGCGGCCATTGCTGCTGCTTCAGGATCCATTGCAGGAACCCCTGTTTCTTCTGCGTCTTCTGGGGAGACGGGTGGAAGTGTTTCGTCTGACGGATACATGTCCTCTCCTCCTTGTGGAGCTTGCTGATTAGGATTATTGGTTGAGAATGGTGTTTGTGGAGCTTGTGACATTTGCCCTTGCGTTGGGTCTACACCCCCTGCCTGGGGAGCCATACCCCCTGGTTGATCCGACAAAGCGTCGAACACCCTACTTAAATCCTGGAATTTCTTTGAGAGGGCTCCCAAATCCAATACATCCATCAATGGATGAGCTTCCAGAATTAATTCAGTTAGTTCAGCCTCTTTAAATACTTCGTTCAAGTAATTATTGACATCAATGGACTCTACTCCAGTTTTTTCTTTCAACATACTTCCAGTATTCTTTAGGGCATCTTTCAGTGCGGAATCCCCTTTAATTAGTTTGGAAAGAGATTCAAATATAACAGTTTGCGTATTTAAAAGATTCTTAAATGTTGGAGGCTCTTTAAGATTCTGAATATTGATACCATATTTTTCATTCAGAGTCTTTATTAATTCTTTTCTTACTGGCTTTTTGGCTTCAAAGATTCTCGAAACAAAAGATCTAATATCCCCAGCAGAGATAGAAACACTCTCATTTAACCCTATAGCGTTAGTGAAAACATCATTTAATTGTTTCTTAGTCGCTAAGGCTAAGTAAGGAACATCTTTTATAGCCTCACCTAATTTGAGTAAAACTTTTTGATCGCTATCTTCGTAAACCATACTTCCAAGTTGAACAATATTGTCATTGGTAGCCCAAATCTTATCAAAACTCTTCTTCGATTCAAGCAGTTCCTTTTTTATAAGTTCCTGAGCGCAAATCAATTCATAAATACTTTCATTTACCCCATTCTTAGAGGTGTAATTACCCATTTCAGTAAGATCAGCATAAGATATTTTTTCAAAATCAAATGCTTCAGAAACAGTATTAGCTAACTTAACTGCATTTTTAATTTCATCAACTAGGGATATTGCTTTGGCATTTTCTTTGAGAAATTCTACTAAGTTCGGGGTTAACCCTAATAATTTTTCAAAATCTGGTGTGCCCATAATCTTTGTGGAGCTTGCAAATCTCGCGGTTTTCTCTTCTAGCTTTTCTTTAATCTTGTTAAACTTTAATCTAAGTTCCCAAGATCCTAGAAGAGAAGTAAAGCTGTCTTTAGCAGAAGGGTAATTATTTTCAAACAAATTTCTCACAAAAGCATTTGCTTTACTATCCGCTAGATCAGTAAAAAGCTTTTCATTCCTAAACAGGTCAGCACTGTTTATTGTGATGTTATTAAGAACAACCCCATCATCAAAAGAATAAGTTCCTTGAATAACTTTATCTGATTCTGTAACATATGTTACATTATCATTTTCAATTGAAAAGAGTTCCACATTCTCACGCAAAGAACGTCCAAGGCTGTCCCCTAGCTTTACGAGCTTTAAAAACTTTCTGTCTCTGGCAGAAAAAATATTGGTTAGCATTTTATCCTCTCGGTCTTATATTATATATGATGCAATCATAGGGCTAAATCACGAATTTTTATCTGATCTTTTACTTCTTCTTATTAATCGAGACAATATCGCAGTTTTATTATCATTCCCCTTAACCTCAGTGAGGTATTCCTTCATAAGATTTTTGTATACTTCTTCCCGCTCTTCCTTTGGATTTGTGGTAGGAGGGATATTCTCATCACTCTCTAATTCACCAGCGGGACCCGCTTCCCCTCCCTCAGGGGGAATTCCACCTTCCATGGGCATTCCACCCATAGGAGCCCCGCCCATAGGCATTCCGCCCATGCCCATAGCTTGTTGCTGCTCCATATCTTCTGCTGCTTGATCCTTCATCTTTTCTTCAATCTCTTCTATCTCTTCATCTGTTAAATCATAATAATCTTTATATATTTTTTCTTTAGGAAATAATTGAAGTTGTAGAACCTGCATTACCACTGATGCTTTCTGGTAGTCAACATCAAGTTTTCTTTTAATGAACATATCAGATGATTCTGGTAATTCAATCCTGACATCATCGATTATAGACCTTGAATAACCTTTAAGATGTAAGTGCCTCTTGGCAACAGATTCCAACCCACTTTCGATACTAGACTGAATCCTTCCTATAGTCCTAGCAAATTTAACATCTAATTGAGCAAGATTAGCCTTTCTTTCTGGGGACTTGTCTTTCTCAACAAAGTAGTCCTTTGGAATCTTTAGGGTAGCAAGTAACTTGTCCCTAAAGTACTTAACATCGTCTACTTCTCCGAGATTCTGAGCCCCAGGGAGAGTTTCAATCTTGGTTCCTGAATTTCCCTTGATAGGCACAAAGAAATCTTCATCAGCAGACATAGGATTATATCTGGCATCAATATTATCCCTTGACGAATGATAAAAGTGCTCTTTCTTGAATTTCTGTTTCAATCTTTCTATATACATCTCAGCTTTGGAAGCAGGAAGATTCCCTGTGTCTACATAAAATATCCTCCTCTCGGGTGCGCGAGAAAGACGATATATGAGCATTGCATCTTCCATAAGTCTTAAGGACCTATAAATTTGCCTAGACATTGCAGCAACGGATTTCCCGTAAGGATAGAATACCGGATCAGAAGTATGCAATCTAAAATGCACAATTTGATTCTTATCCAAAGTGATATAACTTCTACTTACCATTGCTCCTGCTTGATTTCCGTAAGAATCCCATTCATTCTTTAGTGGAATTTCTTGCAAGAAGTCAGTTAGATAGCCATACTCATTTTCAACCCTTAAGACAAATCCTGGGTTTAGTATCTTTAATCTTTGAACTCCCTTTTTCGGCGCGTTTAAATCAACTACAAGTTCTGAAAAGCAATCTCCATACTTTACGGTATTTCTAATAATATCCCAATAAACTTTTTCTAACTTAATATTCTTAAAAAGATTTTCAATCTCTTCCTTCGCCATAGTATTTTCAGATAATACTTTCCATCTCTCCCCTAGAAGCCCCTTTTGAGTAGAATCGTCCGCATAGATATCAAAAGCAGTGCCTATTTCTGGATACTCATCCATCTCTTCGAATTCTTTATATCTTTGTTTTCTGTTCTTCTCAAGTTCTGTAATAACAGGAGTATTGGCAGATTTGCTCCATACAGCAGGGCCTTCTGGCTTTAAGGTTTCTCTATTGATTACTGTATCACCAGCTAAAGGCTCTGTTGGAATTGTAGTCTGTGGTGGTTCCCCTTCTAAGCTTTGAGTGACAGTAGGTTGAGCTTTAGATGCAAAGAACTTTGCATAAAATCTACCAAGCATTCCTAACGGGAAAAACCAAGAAGCCATCCTCTGAGTAGATCCACCCCACTGAGTGTATCCTCTGTCCTCATCAATTTTATTTAACTCATCAGCCATTTAATGTCCTCTTCAACTACCCCACCAAGTGTAGGTATTTTAACTTTGCTAACAGTTGGCAACATGGGAGGTTTCTGCACCCCTTGTTTTGAAAATTCAACAGGGGTAGTCTCTAATAATTGCGCCACTGCGAAACTTGCCAACGCTAAACTCATAACTAAATCATCATGCATGCCTTGATCAGCTTCTGCTTTCCCATTATCATTTACAATAAAGGTCAGTAACTCGTCAACGGTCCTGGAGGAATTAATTTTCAATGTACCAGTCCTAATTAGTTCTTCCATTGTAGCTAATACTTGCTCTCTTACTTTTTGGGTAGTCTGGAATCCCAGGACACCCTTCTCGTCCAGCCATAAGTTATCATACTCATGAATTCTAAAAACCCAGTCTATTAAATTATTTCCTATGGTATTTCTTTCAATAAGCACATACGCTGTATTATATCTTCTAGCTTCAGTTACCAGAACATTAGCAAATTCATTAATGGGAGTTCTGTTGGAATAAAATTCCGCAACTTGCTCGCCGTTATAAAGATTTATTATATGGAATGCAGAATGATCCCTTTGTCTTCCCAGGGAAACATCCACCGCTATTACATAATCATAAATAGGCTCAGGATCTTTCCAGATCCTCATTCTATTGTTATATTTAATATAATAGTCTTCATTTTCATTCTCTTTTAACTGTCTTAAGATATCTCCATCAACGTAAGTGTCTCCTGTTCCCAAGAAGGAGCATTCATACTCCTGAAGCCACTTCCTGTGGATCATGTTGCCTCTTGTGATCTCTTCCCATTTATCAATATCAATAGGAGGATCATAGGCTAACATTTCTTTGTATAAATGCTCATAACCTTCTGTTTTCTTGTATTCTGGATGTTCCTCCCAAGAAATCTGAATTGCGTGAAATTCATTTTCATCATTAACCGCTTCTTGCCACATTCTATGATAAAAATTACCCATACCATTAACTGTAGAAAGGATTATACAGCCTCCACCAGTGGACAAAGTTGGATAGGCAGCAGCCCAGATAGTTTCAATATTTTCAATAAATGCTGCCTCATCAACTATTAAAAGTGATCCTGCTAATGATCTTCCTGATTCTTTCCCTGAAGGACGAGATTTAATCATAGATCCATTTGCAAACTTTATCTCATGCTCATTCTTTTTTAGTATTTTTGGTTTCATCCATTCTGGTAGCTCGTTATACATTATACTTATACGAGATACAAATTCTGTGGACTCTCTATCACCAATCGACAATACAGGTACGGTTTGATGCTCTTTAAAGATACATTGATGCAGAGCATACATGGCTGCAAGAGTCGTACAGCCTGCTTGCCTAAATTTTCTTAATAAACAAAATCTATGACCTTGGAAATCTTTAACTATCCTCTTTTGGAATGGGTATAAATCGAAGGGAACTAGCCCTCTTTTTGGATGTACAACTTTTATATATTTGCTAAAATATGCAGGATCTTCCCTGCATTTTTTAAATTCTTCTATATATTCTTTGAGTTCCATCTATTATAAATTCCATGAAAACTTATGCATTCATCTGTACGAGAGATAAAAACTTTAGTCCCACGTTAAAGAAGCTTCTAGAGTATTTAGCCAGTGTAGGTGCGTCAATAAAATTATTAATTTCTCAAAATTCTATTTTTTCTGGGTACGAGAAGGCCTTTAATAGAATTAAACCAGATGATGATGATATAATTATACTATGTCATGATGATATTGAAATTTTAACACCTAAAGAAAATTTTAATACATTACTTCAAGTAGA